CGCCGCCACCGCCTGATTCGCTCCCTTACCCCCTGGCACCTGACGAAAATCGTGGCCCAACACGGTCTCCCCCACTTTCGGGATACGTTCCGTATGCAAAATCAAATCCATATTTAAACTTCCCAAAACGGTGATCATTACTCTTGCCTCCTTTGCTATCCTTTGAAGATCATTAAAAAATCCTCAAAATGGCCTGAATGGTTTCCCTGGGTTTCCACTCGTTGACTGTCGCCCAATCGATGCAACTCTGGCCCCGCTCTGTGCGGATTTCCTGAAGAACTATGTCGTCTGTCAGGTGGTAAAACTCCTGAAATTCCTGAGAGGCTGCCAGGAGCTCCTCTTCTTGTGCCGTTAAATTCATTTTCATTGTTTTTGCCTTATTCTATCAGTAATAGAGTTTCAATACTCAAGAGAATTTGAGAATAAATGCTCGCTCATATTGGAGCATAAATGCTCGATGTTATTTAGCGGTTCAAGCCTGTTGCATTTCCAAACCAGCTTTGGCTTCGATACATGTGATTTTCCTGCAACGTAGCACCGAGTGGGTGGTTTAGCTTTTTCTGTGCCGGTTGGCTCACCTTATTTATGCAACGTTTCAACTAGTGGATGGTTTTGCTTTGGTTTTTCTGATTTTCCTGCAACTTAGCAAGTAGTGGATGGGCCCGCGTGCAAGAAACTAAGTAGTGGATGGGTTTGGCGTGCAAGTTATCAAGTAATGGATGGTTTGGGCCTTAGTTTGCTTAGGCTAACCTCCCATTACTTGAAACTTTGTCTGAAATTCGGAAAATCCGAAACTAAAGAAGACGCGCGGCGCGGGAAAAGCACTCATCATCTGCAGACGTGAAGAAAATTCTGAAAAACCGAAATGAGAGCAGGCAACCAGCTGGGTTAAACGGCACTTAGGACCGTCGCCAGCCGAGCAGCACCATCCACAACTTGAAATTTTGTCCGAAATTTTCATAAACCAAAAATACTCTCGGTTTGTAGCAGAGCAAAAAGTACCGATTGCTTGCACTAGTGTCCCAATACTTGAAAAACCAAATTACCCTCGGTTCGAGGCAGAGCCAAACAATGATTGCTTGCGCTGTTGACCAGCATTCTCGATAAGCAAAGTAAAAGTAGCTTCATCGCTACATGAATAATCCAAGGTTCTTGGTCTTCACCAGAGTTTCACAAAACCGTTTGACAGCGAAGATGCGTTGGAGCAGCTCCAACGCATCTCCTGTTCTTTTTCATAGATCAAAACTTTTAGGGTATAAAGGAATACCCAGTTCTTTACCTATTGCCATTGCCCATTGACGAAAGCCGAATGCAACAGAGGTAATGATATTTTCTGATTTCAGATATTTTTCTGGAACTTTCCCTTCACATGCATCTTTCCAACCCACCATGTATTCTAAATCTTCCTCAGAAAAGCCTTCTTCATAAAGGTGCATTTTTTCAACTCCCATCATGAAAGGCTTCCTCTTTAAGACCCCGAGTTTCAATAAAAACATAGGAGCTATTGATATCGCTCCGATAAGTCGTTTAGTGTCCACAAATTTAGCAATAAACTCCAGCACTTCAGGATCCTCGACCGCTTCTTTTGCATCAGAGGCGCCGGTAAGCAGGAGCGAATCAAAATCATCAATGTTAAGGTCCTGAATGAAATGCTCAGGCTTGATTAACATTCCCTCTTCACTTCTTATGGGTTCTAAGCTTTTGCCAAAGTACACGACCTCCTTGTTTGCCATGCTTAACATTTCTAAGGCAACAGTAAGTTCGAATAGGCAACAAGTATCATACAAAAAGACAGCCGTTTTCTTCATTAAATGCCCTCACATTTTTAAAGACTGGTCCCACAGCCAGGTGTCATTATAGGTCGGGTCCCATGCGCCATCATATCTGCCCCCATAATCTTTGGCAACTGTGGTATTGCTTATACCAATATAGACAGCTCCGGGGTACATCGGCGAAGAAGCCGCGGTCAAATGGGTCAAACAATATGACACTCACATAACTCTAAACCCTGAGAATCCCGCTTATGCCCTTCTGAATTTTCGTGACGGCGATGTACGATAAGGTAACGATCGTTGCTTACCACAACAAAGATCTTAAACCAAAGACATCAGAAAGCATTGAAAGACAAGCGGAAGCTGCGAGGGTTAACTTCTCCCAAACACTTCAAGAGGCATTAAAAGAAAAGCTAGCGCTATAATGGATTAAAAGAACTGTAAAAATAGCCACCCCCTCACCTACTAAGTCCAGGGACGGCCAACATTAATGGGAAAATCCAGGAGAATTAACTCTAGGGAGGTGCAAATGACTGCAGACCTCACTAACTATAGCGAAAGTATTTTCGAGGACATTAAGCATACCAATGAGTATGGTCAAGAATACTGGACAGCAAGAGAATTACAAGTCGCCCTTGAATATACAGAATGGAGAAATTTCGATTCTGTCATCGAAAAGGCAAAAATAGCGTGCAAAAAGTCCGAAAATGCCGTAGATAACCATTTTGTTAACGTCAACAAAATGGTCAATCTCCCGGACGGTGCTAATAGACCAATAAAAGATTATGCACTATCCCGGTATGCCTGCTATTTAATTGTTCAAAATGGTGACCCTAGAAAAGAAGTCATTGCTCTGGGTCAAACTTATTTTGCTGTGAAGACACGGCAACAAGAACTTATCGAAAACTTTGATGAGCTTAGCGAAAATCAAAAACGCTTAGCAATTCGTAAAGAAATGATAGAGCACAACAAATCTTTAGCTGAAGCCGCACAACAGGCGGGTGTCGAACAAGGAAGAGATTTTGCGATATTTCAGAATTATGGTTATATGGGGCTTTATGGGGGGCTGACAGCCAGAGACATACATCACCGTAAAGGATTGTCGAAAAGCGAGAAAATCCTTGATCACATGGGGAGTACGGAACTAGCAGCTAATCTCTTTAGAGCAACTCAGACCGATGAGAAGCTGCGCCGCGAAAACATCAGGGGCAAGGCAAAAGCAAACCAGACACACTATGATGTGGGCAAAAAAGTCCGAGACACCATCGCCGATTTGGGAGGAACCATGCCAGAGGATTTGCCCACGCCTGAGAAAAGTATCAGGCAATTAGAAAAAGAAACAGAGAATAAGCTAGAGGAAAAATAACAAGCTAGCCACCCCTATATTCGCAAAGTAGCGGGGGCAAAAGCACCAAAAGCCCCAGAAATGGGGCTTTTGATCAAGTCACTTATGCTTCATGACTAATATGGCGGAGAGAGCGGGGATATCGCAAAAAGCCGTCATATATAGCTTTTACGCTTTGTATCCCGCGTTTTCTCCCACTTGGCCACTCTGAGCGAATAAAAAAAGTCCCCGCCGAAGCGGGGGTTTTTAGTCTCACTTTTGGTTTGTCTCAATCGTTTGATATAAGTACCCAGTCTGTCGGTGCTTCGCCTGGATCCTTATTTGTATCTTTCAGAGCCTTGTAGTTTACTCCGCTCCATAAGAGCACGGTTCCTGCAGGGTATTTATAGCCAGTCTGTGGATTTGTCTCATCGCCTGAGTTTTGAGCAATGCTGCCCCCTGTCCAATAATCTGCAGCGCGGGAACTGGACGGGGAATTATCTGAGCTTGTGACGTGATCCTGCTTTGCGATATAGAGCACAAGCCCCACACGATAAGCGTCTCCGGCGTCTACAGATAACCCTGGCTGCCACTCCGCATACTGGCGAATAAGTTCATCTTTGGCCTCACCCACAAGCCCTCCGGAAAGCCATTGAGTAATTTTATCGTTTGCCGCTTTAATTTGGGATTGTAGATCTACGACTTGCGCCTCAGCAACCCTCTGGGCTTCAACAGCCTTATTCTTATCCACCATAGCGCTTTCAGCTTTGGCCTCTGCTCTGGCCTTATCCCCTTCAGCCTCGCGCTTAGCCATAAGGGCCGTATTTTTATCCTGCAAGGCCTGTCTGGCGTCTTTCTGAGCCTGCTCCACATCGCTCTCCCATTTTGGCCGCAATTTTTTGCCTTTATCAAAGATGGGCGTTAAGGCGGCCTTTTCGGCATCGTCCAGAGGCAGATCAATAATATTTCCAGTGCCATCCCAGGTCACCGCAGTTATCGTGCTATCCTGATTTCTTATGGCCTGTATTTTTTCGAGCATATCTATTTTTCCTCCTCCTGCTGCTTATTATCACCAACGGCTGCTGCGTCGATGAGGCCCTCGCCCATGATGTAGCCGATCACCGTAGCCCCGGCCATAATGAGCGCCGTCACCTGAGCGGCCTGAGATTCAGAGCCGCCAGCGGCCACCCACACAAGCGCCACAAAAGAGGCGATAGCTACCCAGAATTTTCTGCTTGTCAGTTTTCTTACCCAATCAATCTGTACTTTCATTTTCGTTTTCCTTTCCGCTTAGTTTTCCCTCGCACACGGGGAGCTGCATAGTTTGCAGATATAGTTGTTTTCCCGTTCCGTTGCCGCCCAGAGCGGCATAGGCATTAAAGATATCTTCTAAATCCTGGCGCTCTCCAAGCGACATACACTTTTTATGCTGCACTCGCAGGCACTCGCGGTTAAGGCGAAAGTGCAGAATAACCACCATCCCATCGCTGACGGCCTGATATTGCTTTTTAATTGCTTTAAGTGGCCGATACACAATCCCGGCCACGCTCCACACTGATAAGATCAGGCCACAAATGGCCGAGATGACGGTCAAATCAACAGTAATCGTCACGGGCAATCACCTCCCCTTATAAACGCTAGCCGTACGCGGCAACGCTCTCCACAAGTCCTCATCTTCCGGGGCACAGCTAGGCGGATGGGCTGCCCTCACCGGCGCGGTTGCAAGGCATAAAAAAACGGCCATAAGGGCCGCAAGAGCAAAAATAAACATCATCTTTTTCATTTTTCCGCCTCCTTTTCGTTAACGTTACTTTTATAAGCAGGTATGTTTACCGGGATGATGAAGGCCGCTATGCCGCGCCTTTGTAAGCCAAACTCATACTTCTTGGCATTTTCAAATTCTGTGAAAGCTCCAAGTTGCACTCTGTAAATCTGCTTATTATTGATAAAAGCTTTAACTACCAGGCACTCTGCTCCAAGCACTTTATTTATTGATTTGCGATACCTATCGGCGTTAGCGTACTCATTAAAAGCTCCCACCTGTACCCGATAAAATATTTTTTGCTCATCCGGTGGTGTTGGCTCTATGATCTGTTCCTGATGATCACTAGATGTACCCTTGATGTCTTTGAGGTATAGACCTACCTCAGACTTAAAGCTTTCCCATCTTCCCTCACGCAAAATACGGTGCGGACAATATTTGCCCGACCAGTCCTGATGCTTTTTAAGCTGGTCAAGGCTCAAGCCAAGAGCCGATAGTACACATGCCGCTGCCATGGCTCCCATATTCTCTGCTTTGGAGTACAGCGCCGTGTCTTGGCATAAGTCCCTGGCAATCTCAATGCCTATGCTCTTGAGATTACCGGGGCCGCCACCGTCTCCAGCGTGCCAGCCATTAGTTTCAAAGGGCAGGGCTTGATATACCCCGTCCTCTCCACAAGACAAGTGCCAGGACTTTATCCCGTCACAACTGGTAGCAATCGATCGGCGATTATACGCATGTAAAGATTTACCTCCCCACGGCGAACCGGCATTATGTATTGTCACGTACTCCGGGCGCATCGTGTAGTGTCTATAACTCCGCCTTGGCTCCAAGTCCTCAAACCATGGTATTTTAAGCTTTTGAGCAGCTGTTTTTAGTTTATTGTCCACTTTTTCTCCTTTCTGCTCTGCTGGCAATAAAAAAAGCGCCGGAGCGCTCGACATCAAAATCACCTAAATCAATCAAAGCGTAAAGCGTAGGGCAGGACGCCAGCAATATGCGCTACTCACCGCTTTTATGCTTTTTGTATAACCTGTGTTGTTATTGCTATAACTAGACACTGAGCTTTTTATGGTTATTGCACCGTAATAGTCATACGATCCAGAATAACTACCTGATTCGTAAACGTAGTCCGTTGTCGGCTCTTTTACGTATGCGCAACAGTCTTTATTGTCACTATCTATAATACCCAAATCTTTATCAGTTAGATTCGTCCCCCAGTTAATCGTTTCAGGATTTTGACTTAATCCGCGTAAGAGAATATCCCATTCCGAAGCAGTATTTCGAGTAGGTGCACCTTTTTTTGAGTTATAAATGTCCGCGTCAATACCTTTTAACAGAGTAACTCTAAACTTTTTATCATTCATTGTGATGATCTTCGAGCCGTATACACAGCCCATACTGGCTATCGTTTCAAAGCTGATTTTTTCCCTGATTCCCTTTTCAGCAATATAGATGATTTCTCCCTTAAAAATAAATTTGTGCCAAGGCACGGTTTCGTTGATAACGGTTCCCCCAGTAACGCCTACGGCTGTCGCAAGATTTGACGCGCTAAGGATTTTCCCATCTGCTGCCGTGTTAGTACCTGAGATTGCCCCAAACTCAGAAGATTCGACTTTCCCGAAGTAGCCGCAAGACAGGTCGCCCGTCTTCAATTCTTTCGGTCCAGGTGAGACACGGCCAAGGCTCGCTAAATCCAAAAATAAAGCAGCATTAATAAGATTCGCGTACTCCTCTATTTTATAATTCCCCGGATTTATCCCGCGCTTTAACAATGCTCCTTTTATAGCCTGCATGGCCTGAGCCGTGCCGTTTGTTAATACTGTCAGCCGCGCCAAATACTCAGAGATAATCGCGTCGCGTGTTTCCGCGTCAGGGCTTAATGCCCATGAGCCTGCAGCACCGTAGACCCCCTCAAGATCATTTCTAAGTCTTTCTAAATCTGTTTTTAGTAAGTTCATAAGTGCTGAATCCCCTCCTTTGCTTGCTGCCTCGTTGATAGCTGCCCACACACTGGACTTATCCGTTACGGATGGAGCTTCCGAAGCGTTGCCAATCCCGTTGACGGCCAGTTTGTCAGCCGCGCTCATGAGGCCGGCTTTTGTTGTGGTGGCCGGGTTGTAGGTGGTGTCTTTCGCGCTGAGCGTCCCGTCTGCGGCAATGCTGAGGTTTGTGCCGACTTTAATGCCGCCCAGCATTTGAGCACTGGCTGGCTTCAAGTCAAACTTGTTCGCCCCTTTGGCAATCCCGGCAAGCTTCGTTTTTTCGGCGGTGGTGTAATCGTTAGCAGATAGCCCCTTGCCGCTTACCTTGTCCACTTTTTTGTCTAAGTCTGCCGTCTTAGCATAAGGCGTTAGGTCGGGCTGCGTGTCGTCATCATCTCCCCAGCCGAATCCCTTGGACTTCTTTTTCAGCACTTGCCCGACTGTGCCGCCGGTCGGTACGGCTAAAATAGTCACGTCGCCAGTCTGCCCGTTAACGGATTTTACCTTGCCCGCCTCATTGAGAGCCGCATCAAGGCCGGTAATGTCCGATGTGCTGTGCTTATGGACTTTGTCCGCTTTACTCGATAAATCAGGTGCGGGGACGCTAATCACCCCGCTATCGATGTTGATGCCTTCCCCGATCTGCACAATGCCCTTGCGCGTTTTTGTGGCGTCCGGTTGCACGGTCTGCGCTGCCTGCTCCGCGCGTTCTGCGGCGGTGTTGGCGCGGGTAGTGGCCTGATTAGCAGCATCAACGGTGCCTTGTAGGTTGTCCGCAATGGTCTGTGCCGTACTCGCCGAGCCTGCCGCGTTGGTCTCACTAGCCTTGGCTTTATCGGCTGAGGTTTTGGCCTCATTCGCATTGTTAAAAGCTGCGGTAGCCGCTACTCCCGCCGAGTTGCTTACCCGCTCTGCAGTGTTGGCACTGCCAATGGCTGCGGTTGCTTTGGCATCTGCGGCCTGCGCGCTCAGCGCGGCTGCGTCCTGTGAGCCTTTCGCAGCTGTGGCGCTTGCTGCGGCCTCTGCGGCCTTATTTGTGGCCGTGGTTGCCTGAGTTTCCGCCGTAGCGGCACTCGCTGCGGCTTTCCCTGCCTCTGTCTTGGCACTATCCGCCGAGGCTTTCGCGGCGACTTTGCTTTGGCTTGCTTCAGCGGCGCTATTTGCGGCGGCTGTTTCGGAGCTCTTGGCGTTTGCCTCGCTCGTTTTCGCCGCTGCTGCTGAGGCTGCTGCATCCGTGGCGCTCTTAGCTGCTGCGTCCTTGTCGCCCTTGGCTCCTGCCGCGGATTGCCCCGCCGCTGTGGCGGATTTTTGCGATTCTGTGGCGCAGGCGCAAGACTTCTCCTGGCAGGCTCGTGCCTGCTGCTCGTGCTGCTGTGCCTGTGAATTGGCCTGTTCTGCCGCTCGCAAAACCTGCTCACTTTTCGTGTATGCTTCCAAAGCAGATAGCGCGTAACCCTTAGCATCTTCGGCGGACTTCTCGGCCTTTTCTACAATCTCGGTAAAAATATTGCTTTCACCGGTGGACCCTCCGCCCATGCCGGTGTACTCCACCTGGGTTCTAATTCCTCCGGAGTATGCAATATTTCCGTTATCAAGAATCTGAATATTGAGGAGCCCACGCCCAGATTTCGCTACAGTTTGGCTGGTAACGGTGTACTCAACCAACCCCGCTTTGGCATCGGCTATAACGCAAGAGTTAAGGACCCTTTTCCCGTCAGGTTTGATGAGATAAAAATTCACCGTATACCCTGTTAGGTCTAAAGGTACGCCATTGTCTAAAATCTTGAAGGGGAGTACCGTTCCCTCGGACTCCCCTTCATGTAAAATAACCTGCTCGATTGACCTGTTATTGATATCTACCATAATTAACGGATATCTTCTAATCGCCATCGTTCTTTGCCTCACTTTCTAAAATCATAGACTCCAGGCGTTTAAGCCTCGACCTAAGTTCTTCCCTTTCTTTTTCAATGTCCTCTACCTTTGAATTCAAAGCTTTTAGAGCTCCCATGCTAATAATGGCTAAATTCCCATAGTTTGCAGTAAGCACACTGCTGCCCTGTGGTGATGTGTATTTTTCAACCACCAAATTTGACAGTGGGCTTTCCGATCGGTTCACAAGATTAGCTATAATCCCTATGCCATGGTGGTCATCCACTCTGCGATCAAATTCCCACAGGCTTGTATTTTTTATAAATTCAAGAGATTGATTCAGATCAAGTCTTTTTACATTTTTCTTGGTCTGCCGATCAGAGGTTACGACCTGGCCGCTCGTAGTTACTGCCCAAATGAGGTTCTGTGTGTTAAACCTGTCATTGTTATAACCTCTGTGTATTGCAAGCCAAGCATCACCCATGGTCTCAAAAGAGCAAACATAACCATTACCATTGACAAAAAGGCCGGTACCAGAGGCATACATATAGTCCCCAATCCTTACGCCCTGGGAGATTGTGCCACTTTGAAAGGAAAATTCCTGGGCAGTCTGCTTGCGTGAGCTCATGCTACCATAGGAGTCCATCGCATAAGCACCACCATAGCCCCCTGCCGACATACTTGAGTTCTGGATATTAGATCCGGACACAGTGCCTGTGAAATATGCTGTGCCATTATCCAGGTCTATGTAACTTCCGCCTCTGGGCGATTGAAGCCGGCCGGCCTTAATTTTATCCGCGGTTATCTCAAAAGCTCTTAGCTTGGATACATCTATACTTTCAGCTTTAATGCGATCCCCATCGATAGAATTCGCGGACATCTTTTCTGTTGTGATAGCCCCGGAAGCAATTTTGTCAGCCGTAACTGCACCAGCTTCCAACATTGCCGTCGTCACTTTTAGCCCATATATCTGATCAGCATAGATTCCTCGCTCAGCATCTGTAGCAACTGAAAACGGTCCATTCACACCATTCTTAGATATGCCGATACCCTTATTGCTTAATCTGACCACGTACTTGGCCGTTTTTATGTCATCTGTATCCATGGCGAGGATTTCATAAGGCTTCCCGTCTGGTGTTCTCCTAATCAGGATGTTCCCGCCCTTCACGCCAGTTAGGCTATCTGCCAGCTCTTTTTGCGTGCTGCTTATCTTAATCATCATCGGGGAGTCTTCCCGCACGATTTGATCCTCTATGCTCCGCTGGATGCGCCTGGTCATAGAAGATCCTGTTGGCAATGACTCGCCCAGAGTGATTGTGTCAAATTTTTCTTTGATGGAGTCATAGGTATACTCGGTCATGACCAGGCTCACATCTATGCCAAGATGTGGCACGTGACAAGCTACCTGATCAAAGATATCAAGCTCCTCCAAAAGTCCAAGATCTTTGTAGGCCTCGGTCTTAGCCAGAGGAACGAAGCTAATCTTATAGCTTAGTTTGGGCTTATCAAGGCCGCCCTCAAAAGCTTTTGCTACCTGCTCTCTGATGTATGGATAAAGGCTTTCAACGGTCTGCTTGCGTTGCTTATCGGTAAGCTCAATTCTTAGCTCTCGCACAATGTCGTAAGGGTATCTGTCCGAGATTGGCGAAACGATAAATTTTTCCGGCAAAAAGTGCACTTGATTATCTTCCAGGACGAAGGTTGGCACTACCTTTGTCGCTACACTTGTAATATCTTCGGTAGCCTCTACCCCAGTCAGATTAAGCCCCAGCTCTATTCTGTAGCCGTGGTCAAGCGTGGCCTGTCTGAAATTCATCTCCCATCCGTCCCTGATGAGGTATCCGCCCCAAACAGATAAAAAACTATTATCCGCACCCATGAGCGCTTCAAGTTCAGTTTTTCGGATATAGTAAGCCGTTCCTATGGTAGGGATATCTGACACAAGCCTAACCGGGCTTTGGTAAAGCCGACCACTTTCTATATGCGAAAGTGCAGCCTGCCCGTTGAGCCCAGTCGGTCTTACGTCCTCCAAAAAGTTGCAAGAGGTATCATAGGTGATATGCCTCGCCATGACTTGTAGCTGACTCAAAGTCTTTTGCACGCTAAAAATTCGGAACGGCTGCGCGCCCCTGGGTGTAGGGGCTTTGATTATCTTCCCTGTCTCTATTTCCCTAGCATAGTCCAGTGGCAAGGCTAAAGTGAGGGAGAAATCGCCATTGCCCTTTTCGCTTACCGTGGCTGTATAAGGTTCTAAAACGGTGCGATTATGTAAAAACTTTTTTTCTGCGGCATCATAAAGATTTATCATAAGTCGCACCACCTTGGCGTAATTTTTACACTTTTAATCGCGCCTCCATCTAGAGCATTAACGTCTATCTGATTAACTCCTGGCTTGAGCCAGGGGAACTCACCCTCCATTAGCTGCCCAACATTTTTACCATCGCTGTAGGCCTTTTTCAGATCAGAGTCCACTGTAACCAAAGTTCCGTCCAGACTCTTCATAGTAAAAGTCTTTCCGTTTATGGACATCTGAAATCCTCCTGTAGCTACGATCTCAATGAGCGGCTTTGCGTACCAGGTGCCAGGATTAACCAGCTCTAAAGATTGCGTGCAGGTGATTGGGCTCCTACCGGAGTATAAAAAAGCGTAAGGATCCACTAAAAATGTTACAGTGATTTTCAGAAATCCTTGCCTGTAAGTAATAGGATCAGAAATCTCTTTCACTGATGCCATGAAGAAGTGCCCGTTGTCCCTGCTTGTCTCAAAAACACCGTAGCCTTTAAGCCATGAAAAAATGGGGCTGCGATCTTTTTCGTTGAAAGCGATCTCCAGGCTTCTGGTATAGGGCTTGTGATAGGGATATAAAATCACATGAGCCTTGTCAGATAGCGGTACGGAAATTTCTTCTCGTTCTTGTTCTGGAGCTTCTCTCTCTCCGAGGCTTGTCACCAGAATGTCAAAATCCTGGCTGCTTTTACCCAGAAAAGAAAAAGTGGGCCACTTTTTACGGTAGCCCATTTCCTCTCTAAAATCATTAAATAGCGGGTACAAGATTGCCACCTCCAAAACTTTCATTTAGCTGCTTTTGAGCCAATGCCTCATCTAGTTTTGAGACGAGAGCGCCAACTAAAGCCCCACTATCGAGGACAACATCCCCATTCAACCCCTTGCCTTTAATAAGGCCAACAAGTTCAGAAAGAAGGTCGGTAGTCCTGTCTTTACTTGCACTGCCTTCCCGATTAGTCAAAGCGTCTCTGCTCTGCATTAAATCGTCGGCATAATTTGTCCTGGCTGTGAAATCCAAGGCAGGCACCATATCACGCATGACCTCGTCCTCAACTTTGTCCATGGCCTTGCTTACTATGGCCAAATTGTCTTCCATACCAAGGGCCAAACCCTCAACATTCATCTGGCCAAGCCAGGCAAACTTTTTAGACGGAGAATTGACCCCAAAAAGACTTTTGACATTATCCCAAACACCCCCGAAAAAGCCAGACACCTGATCTTTGAGCCAGCCTCCAAGAGACTTGATGCCATTCCAAAAACCTTTTACTAAGTCTTTGCCGATATCGAGCATTGCTCCCGGAAGACTTTTAACCCCGTCTAAAACGGCCTTGCACAAGTCTTTTGCTGCCTGAACACCTTTTGAGGCAAGGTCAGAACCCCACTCGGCTACCTTGCTAACCGCACCAACGATCCATCCCCAAATTTTCCCAGGAAGGGCGGCGAGGGATGTGCCGAGATTACTGATCCAAGTACTTATGCCATCCATACATACGCGGGAAATGTTCCCGACCCACTCTCCGACCTTACCAATAGCACCGGATATCCAAGCCCATATTTGTTCTGGGAGTCCCCCTAATATGCCTCCAAGACTTGATATCAGGGCTGCGCCTCCGCTCAAGACCTGCTCCCCGATCGTCACCCAGAGCCGGGCTACGCCCTTTATCAGTCCCCACAAAACTGCCGGGAGGGATGTAATAAAGTTGCCTATCATGCGGCCTAGATTTTCAACCCATGCGGCAACAGAATCAGAGAGATTGTCCATTGCCTGGCTAACATTGCCGCCGGTCGTAATGGCCCCCAGAGCATCTTGCCAAGCTGCTTTCATCATGCCAAAAGAGCCGGACATGGTACTGGCTGCTTCCTCCGCTGTGGTTCCAGTAATCCCCAGCTCCCCCTGAACCGCGTGTATCGCTTCGTAAACATCTGATAGGTTGTTGATGTCATATTTAACGCCTGTAAGCTTTTCGGCATCCGCTAAAAGCCGTTCCATTTCGGTCTTGGTTCCACCGTAGCCAAGCTTTAAGTTATCAAGCATGGTGTAATTTTGTTTGGCAAAGCCCTGATATGCATTCTGGATGTCCCGCATATTTGTGCCCATCTTATTGGCGTTATCTGACATGTCTATCATGGCAGTATTGGCGATATCTGCTGCTTTGCTTGTATCGCCCCCTAAAGACTGCAGCAACGATGCCGAAAATGATGTTACGTTTTGCATGTACTCGTTGGCAGAAAGCCCGGAGGTTTTGTAGGCCTCACTGGCATAGGATTTGACCTTGTCAGCGCTCTCTTTAAAAAGCGTCTCGACCCCTCCGATCGATTGTTCAAGTGCAGCCCCCTGGTTAAAGGCATCCGCAATAATCTGGCCAGCTTTTACTGCAACAAAAGCTTTCCCAAAAGATGAAAGAAGCGTTTCCCCCAGGCTTTTGCCTGAGGACTTCCCCGCACCTGTAGCCTCTGGCTCAAGCACATCAGCTATGCTTCCAGATATACCCCTTGCTGAGGGCACAATCTGAACATAGGCTGTTCCTAATTCCGTTGCCATTTTAGTCCGCTCCTTTCTCCAGATTTTTTAAGATTCCTTTTTTTGCTCTTTTAAAGTCCTCGCCAGATGCAAAGCCCTCAACATTATTTTCTTTATCAAGGCCAAGTAATCTTAAAAGTATTGACTTTGGTCTATTGGGGCCTTTTTTACCGTCCCTGGTCATGACCCACAAGATAAGTTTAAGGCTGTCTGCTATACCCGCGAGAAGCAAAGTATCGGTGCCCACCTTTGATCCGCTTATCGCCAGCTTTACCCTGGAGTTATCCTTTAACCCAACAACTAAAGTAGCTACCCTACTAGGGGGTAGCTGCTTATAGTCGTAAATATGGTAAGTTTCTGCCAAGTCACAGATCAGCTCGGGCTCATAGTATTTGACGATTCTGGCGAGGACTAAGAGTTTTTTAGTTCATTGATGCTTTTAAAAATTGCTGACATCTCAGCAGTGACATCGGCGATTTTTGCCCTGCCGTTCTCTCCGCGGCAAAAGTCTACAAGCCTGTTTTTTTGCTCTTCACCCAGTACCTTTTTCAGGATACTGGGTCCAAGCATAGGATTAGATTCTGCTTCTGTAACTTCTTCAAAAAGCTCGTAGTCATCGAGGCGGTCAGCATCAACCTCGAATAAAAAGCCTTTTGGTGTTTTGCCCTTTATTGTTTTGCTTTTTGTCATACCGAGGCCTTGTTCTTTTGAATGTACTCATAGTGCGTGTTGCCTTGCTGATCGGGGAGAGCTTGCACAGTAAGGTCAAACCCCGTAAGTTCGTTGTCAACATAAGCGACCTCACCTTTTTCGGCAATTTTAGCCTGTGGGATGACAATTCTTTTCAAAATGCCGCCCTTGAGAACCATCTCAATGACCAGGGATTTCTCAGGAAGATCCATGGCATTGGACTTGACCTTAATCCCTGTTTCAAGAGTGCCGGTCACATTGTCAGGACCATAAACCTCTTTTAAGACATCAAGGTTAATAGATTCAATCAACTTGTAGGTAAAACGATCCGTCTTACTGGTTTGGACGACCAGAACTGTATCTCCGCCCCAGGCCTTTATTTCGTCTGACTCAATTGCGTCCTCATTAGTAAGGCCATCCTCTGAGACGTAGCCAAGACTTTTGAAAGCTTTATCCAGATCAGTCACGGCATCAGTAGGCAGAGGAGTCCCTACCGTGGCCGAGTAAATTGCTCCCGCTACACGGGGTTTGCCATAAGTGACATTGTTTACATTTTGCATTTTAAGCTCCTTTAATAGTGCCAAATATCAAAGACTGCTTGATACCTTGGCTTTTTAGTCTCTATGTCGGTAAAGTTGTAGTCGCTATTGAGCTTGACCTTAGAGACTTCCGAAAGATCTATAAGCTGATACATGGCCAGCTTCAGCTTGCTATTAAGCTCTGCTGCTTCGTAGAGAGACCGCCCGTAGCTCTGAAAAGCAAAGGTCGAGCTTTCAAGAAAATTCTCACGGCTGCTCCCCGTTTTTTCAAAAAAAACGAAGTTTTCATCAAGGAGGTCGGGCCTCTCCAGATACACCGGGACATCAAGCTTTTCTTTTAAAAACTCCAAAATCAGCTGCTCAATCATCTTAAGGCCTTCAAAATCGAATTGTTTTTCTGGTTATCCAGCTTTGCCTTGAAACTATCCGCATAGATTGACGCATTGGCACGGGTCTTTCCTACCATACTTGATACCTCGTAGCCTGGCATGAGCCGGCTTTGTGCGGCAGTCGCCTTTTCCATAAGCACTGACTCCATAGCAGAGGATTTCAAAAGCCCCCCGACACCCCTACGATTCAACTTGAATTTCAGTTTACTCATAGCGCTCCACCTCCACTTTTTTGTTCCATCCAAGAGGAATCAGCTCTTCAATCCCCTGTACTGGTACGCCAATAGTCCGCCAACGTTGGCCAAAAAAGACCACCTCCGCATTGGTCCAATCATGGGTATCTTCTTTTGGAATTGCTAGCGTGTATACAGCTGTTTTACCCGTAACCGTTTGATGATTCACGATATCGTCAGAGTTAACTGGAGCAACCAGGACATTGTTTACCTTGACTTCTTTGGACTCGGTGATATTTCCCCCGAATGGGTCTGTCCTTACCGCTTTCTTGGTAATTAAAGTGACGGTTATGCCCTTAATCTTTGCCATAAAACTCCACCACCCCAAATCTTTGTCGTCTCAGCCCCAGCCTCGCAAGCTCTGACCTTTTGAATGACAAACCTCCGCCGGGGGTAAGATATGTCCCACTCCAAGAGTAACCAAGAGCTGATTGTGATTCCTGAACCATGGGTTCGGCTGTCGTGGAAGCCATTAACATGCGGGCAATGTTATCTACTACAACCGATTTCACAACCTCAGCATAAGAAGGACTAGCGGTGATCATCTGATCTAGATCTTTCCCAACCTTTTCAGCTTCAACTCTAAGTGCGTTAGAAATATCGCTTAGCAGCGTTTCCGCTCTGGTCATTTCCTCAGGTTTCAGTGCCCGCCATCTTTTGATTACATCATCCACAGTAGCGTAGGCCTGCATTTTTGCCCCCTATCTATTCGGATGACCCCTCCGCATCCATAATCGCCTTGATAATGTCTTGCTTTTTTGTAGCCCCGTCCAGACTAATTTGGCTATTTGCAGCGACCTGCTTCAGCTCGCCTATGGTTAGCTTGGCAAGATCGGTCGGAACATCCTGTTCGATGAACAAGGCCTCTTCTGATTTTGTTTTTGACGTTTCCTTATCTGGCACTTTTATATCTGCGATGACATCAGCCTCTTTTTTGTACAACTCAATATTTTCGCCTTTAACAGGCACGGAGCTGTCAAAGACAGCTCCGGTTTTTGTGTTGCGGTATAGCATGACTATGCCCCTTTCGTGATACGTGCAAAGTGTTCGGGAAGCAAAATGCTCCAGCCGAGGAAAGACTCTGCTCTGAGATAAACCTGGTTATAACCGCGCAGGTCCTTGCCCGTATTATCAGGATCACCGTATTTGATCATGTCAAAGATGACTTCTTTGGCGTAGCCCCACTTAAAGCCATTGGCAAAATCGCCCAGCAGAGCCACATCCGTATCTCCCTTGGCAACCGTATTATTGACTTCTGCCCGCAGTCCGTTCAGTTCACCCGGATTAGCGCCCCAGGCTAAAGAGGGGTACTGCTTTACTCCGTTAACCTTAATTTTCGCCAAAGCTGAAGACACAACGGTACTCATAATCAGGCCATTAACGTCTCCCTCGGCAGCTTGCACAAGAGCCACAGCAGATTCGATGGCTGCTTCCGGGTCAGCGGCATTAAACTGAGCAGTCTGAGTAACCTTTCCGTCAAAATGATTTGTGCCAATCACTTCGCTCGCGGTACTAGTACGCGGATTAATGCCATGCATGGCCATCCAGTCGAGGCCTTTAGCCAATTTCTTAGCGAAGCCATCATTGAAAGCCTGTAGGATACTAACCCTGGCCTCTTCTGAAGCATAAAGGAACTCGTCAGAAACCCTGGCACCATACTCGACCTTAATGGGTCTCACAATATAAGGCTCAAGTTTCAGGCCTCCGGGCGTTTTCTTCCCATTCTCTGCAACAATATCGATTTCAGAGTCCATGGAAAATACAAATTCTTTTGAACCGTTAAAAGGGATAGGCGTTTGCTGACTCAGGACAGCAAGAGAGCTGCGACCTTTAACTTTGCTGATAAGATCAGCAACTAAAACTTCAGGAAAAAGATTCCCGGTAGCAGTAACAGTAGATAAAGTAGGCATTGTTTTAATCTCCTAAATTCAAATTTCCCAGCAGCGTCTTATACGCGCTGGATTCAGAGCTCGCGCCCTGTGTTTCCGTACTTCTAAGCGGTTGTGGTGGCGAAATCGGCTTGATAAACTCAACCAAGGCCTCGGCATCTGCTTTAAGTGAATTTTCATCCTCGCCAGTGAGACGTGTTGCCAGTTCGTAAGGCAGCCCTGCTTCATGTGCAACTTTGGCCTTTAATGCAGACATTTCGTAGCCCTTAATTCGCTGATTAAGCTTGTTTTGTTCATCTTCCCAGCCTGTCTTTTCTTCGCCCAGCTTAGTTACGCTTGCTTGCAGATCTGCAATTTGTGCTTCTGCAGTCTTTAATTGGTTGTTTTTTTCGTTAAACTCTTTGCGCGGCACGTAATCCGCTCCAATCTCAGATTCAATTTTCGTAATTAGTTCGGAGCTATTTTCCAAGCCACTCAGAATCTTTGCCAAATCCATCATTTTTTCCTTTCTGCTATCCTTTTTGTCGGGCTAGTCCCCGTTGTGCAGTCCTACACTATCCAGTAGGCGGTATAGTGAGCCTTTTAACGCCTTGCTCAGGGCGCTATGGAGGAGGTCAGATGATGAAACATCTGCTTGAGCCTCCCTCCGGGTGCGACCCGGAATCTGCGGACGTGCAGTGCGCTCGGGCAGGCGGCATATTAAAAGGCGGGCATTTCTGCCCGCCTCTCCTAAGGTTGCGGTATTCCTTGTCATTTACCGCTTACCCGTCTTTCCGGGCTGCCAAGATACGAGGGCGGATCACCTCACTTTCCATGACACTCAATTGTTCGAGAAAGCATCGTGTTCCTCCTTCCACCTTTATTCTCTAAACAGGCGTTACCTGATTGGAGCTAGTAATATATTTGTTGTTTCACTGGTTTGTGTTCTACGCAAGTCCAATGTGCCAGCATAGCGCTATCCATAAGGGCTATGTCAAAATCTTCCAGCTGTGATCGGTATCCAAACCCACCATTACTGCCGATATTTCTTTTTTCGCAGTTCGTCGCTACTTCAGCCAATGACGGCTGCCCCATGTGTTTTATCGTCCCTGCAAATATCGCCTGTTCCCAGGTCGCATTCGCTCTGATGACCTCTTTTACTGTTGGCAATATGAGTTTTAGCGGTATGCGGCTTTCCTTAATCTCATGAGCTAAAAGACTTTGTGAACCTGCTCCATCAATAACCACTTTTTCTATATCAGATTGAGCCAGGAAGTTAATGATCCAGCCCATCCCATTTCTTACAGACTGACAGTCAACAGCCTCAATAAAAGTGTCGCCGCTAAGAGTCTTCACGGCGACGCTCAGAGCAACATTTTTACCATCGCTGCCAAACTTAATACCCACAAATAACTTGCCCAGTAAAACAGGCAACCTGGAAGCTTTAAGGGCATCCCAGTCTTTTTTGCTAATGGCTGATTTTTGGTTGTATTTTAACCAGAGCCCTAACCTTTGAATGTTAAAGTCAATGTCGTCAGTGCCGATTTCATCTTCAACAGATCGCTCGGTAAACACCAAGCCCAAACTCGGATTTGTTTTATACCATAAATCCCGATCATGAACATCAGAGACCTTGTCAACTGACCATTCAAACCAAGCCCCATTGGGGACAGCCCCATCTAATACTTTACCCCGGAAAGCGGTAAATACTGTGCCCGCCGATATTGGAGTCGGAGGTGTTCCACAAAATAAGGTCTGCGGGTTTTCACTATCTGTTACGACATACTTCAGAGCCGATTCCTGGTCTTCCGTATACTCCTGGGCTTCATCTATAACCAGAAGATCGAAGCCTTCTCCAAGTCCGCCAGTTGATGTCCTTGTGCGGAACTCGACCCTTCCTCCCGATCCAATAAACTCAATCCTTTCCCGTCCAACCGCTTTTTGTGAGGTAAAATTCTCTCCTTCTTTGCAGCCACACTTTTCCACGATCTCTTTTAAGCGTTCCCAAGCAGAGTGAGAGGTCATAGTTCGATGCGCGGTATGCAACACTCTCTGGCCTTTTTCTAAGGCGTAGAGTTCACGCATAACAACGATTTCATTCTTGCCATTCCTCCGGGGAATGGCATAGCCAAACTTGGTATGCGTGAAAAGGCCACCTGTATTAATGGCCATAAGAGGCTTCAGGATGTTCGTTTGCCACTGGAAGACTTTACGGCCTGACTTTTGGTAAGAGGCCTGTACGTCTTTAAATAAGCTTTTTTTGTAGGGAAGGAACAACGATTTTGTGGGCTCCTGGTTTCCTATTTTCTTTTTCACCACATACTTACATCCTCCGATTTATTCCAATAAAAAACCGCCAAGAGGCGGCTGTAAGGCTTATCTCATAAAAACATGCGCTTACTCATGATACTGCGTCAATATTCGAAATTAAATGTTCGCCATTAAGTTCAAACCAGTCTGTATCAATTTTGATAATTTCATCCCTTTCCGATTCGGTAAGATCTGTCCTCGTAATCTTGAATTTATACTTTCCGTCATCAATCAATCCGAGGGCAGCCAAATGTCTCATTTGCTCAACTGTGAAAATCATAACTAATCCCCCAAAAGAATTTCAATAACCATTTTTGCGGTTTCCCTGGATTTTCCGCTCATATATTCTGCAATGGATTCAGCGACAAATTCGCCCTCATCTTTAAGTCCATAATACGACAGCTTTTTCCCAGCTGCCAGTAACTCTTTGTCTGTTGCAGCTAACTTCCAATTTGACACTCCGCATTCTTTTCTAATTGATTGGAAAAGATCGGAGATCTTAGTCTTCTTGTGCGGATTAGTGTCACAATAGGTATGCTCTACAGCATGTCCTAATTCATGCCTGATCGCATGTTCTTTCTTATTACTGCTCCAAAAACCTGCTCGATAATTTTTAATGGCATCACGTCTCATTTTCCCGAAGGAGCTCTTACCACCAACGTTTTTTACCCAAATAATGCCAGAGCTAGGTGCATAAGCTGCATAAAACTCAGCTTTTTTCGAGTATACTCGGACACCGTTAAGTTTCCCCGCTTTTTTGAATTCTGGGAACAATGAGTAGGCTTTATTTACCTCAGTATTAATCGAGTTCGCAATATCCACATGTATTTTTGAATAATCTGATAACGATAAACCTAGTTCATTACTGGCATAACCTTGAGCTTCTGATGATGTTTTTGAAATACTTAATTTATTTTTTATTCTACTCAATGGACTTTGGTATGCTTCATTTTTCCACTTTTTTGACCAGATATCTTGCCGCCGTTTACTACCATCTTCAGGACTATACTCAACTGTACATCGACAATATCTATGGCGGCGATATATATTTTTAGGCACTTCATTCGGATACCTATACTCCCCAACCATTTGATTGCACCAGTCACAACAATGCCCCGTACTGGTACGGATGATTTTTGGAGACAATCCACATTTATAGTGAAAATCTATGTTGGCTTTGATTGTGTCATCTACAACGGATTGAGTAAAATTTACAACCGGCTCGTCTAAAAGCCACTTTACATCGTCGTATTGATCTGCTTCCACCAGTCTATTAATAATTCCATCAATGCGATCTTGATTCAGTTCAGGTTTTATGCCTTTCAGCGACAATTTTGCTCTTGCATTAAGGTCTGTTTGCACCTCAGCTGAATAAGAAGAAACAAGCTCATAATTCTGCTTTAGTGTTGGTTCAACGATTCTCCTGGCTATGTTGTAGTACATCTTGCCATCAGGAAGGTTGCTTCCGGACAGATTATCTTGATAAACCCTTGCTAATATTTCGCCTATTTCAATAGCAAACTCATTTGCATCTCTATAATTTGCCTTCCCTGCACTGATAAGCTCGTTGAGCTTTTTCACTTTGCTGCTAGCTCGAAACTTTGCTTTAAATGCTTCCTGGAGTTTTGCCAGTAGCTCAGGGGCAATATCTATCATTGGCCGGCCCCCTTGATTCCTGTAAGAGACCTCAAATTCTCACCCGTAAAGTATCCAGGCACAGCTTGATTGATCTTAATGGCAGCGTCACCAATGAGCCCGATAGTAGCCGCATCAGGAGCAAAAGTAGGCTCCCACATGACCTCTACGTTAGAAAACGCTTCACGTTTATAGGGGAAATTATCTCGAAGACACGTGGCCAAATATCCAACGTTTATGAGCCCGCTGTTAAAAGACCTTTGCGCTTTATTGGCCGCTAATCTTAACGTCTCATGACTTGCTTTAATGGCTTCTGCGCTTGAAGGATTCTCCTGCACAAAGCCAAGATCATCCAGGGTTAGTCCTGTCTCTCCTGCAAAGCCAGAGGCTGCCATTCTCAGTTGCTCTGTAAAAGGTGCCATGCTGGTGGATGTGAACTGCCCTAACGTTGGCTTGTCTCCATCACTGTCTTTATCAATCCTTAGCATACTCGTGATTGTTGCTGTCCATGTGTCCAGCTGTTCAGCTTCAGAACTCATCCCAAGTACATATTTCTGCGGAAAGCTGTAGAACTCGGCTGTTACGTCGGCCCTTTCAAGTGTACGCTTGGCATAGCGCTGCCAATATTCAGCTGCTCTGGTAATCCGTGAGCGCCCAAAGGGCCGCACAGAATCCGGCCTATGCACAATCGGTACCAGTAATGGATGCCCAGCATTGTGATAATAATCTATAGGTGTCTTCTTGCCGTCCTGCTCTACTGTTGTGATGGTTGTTTTGTCGGGTGTGAAGTAAGCTTCAATTTTTGCATTTCCATACTCGTCTTCTTCCAACACTGCGTAGCCTTCAGTAAGAAGCCCTGTAATGGGATCTATAATTCCCGTTGCATTTGCAGCATCAATCACCTGAAGCCGCGGAATGTCACTGTTTTCCGATTGGGCAATATAGATAAAAGAACAAGATGCAATCAGTGCTGACAGTATAGCCGAGTCAAACAGAATATCTGGGTTGTTCGTTTTGAAAACAGTTTCAAAATCATACAGGTCATTAGCAAAGCCCCGGAAGATCAAACGATCCGCCATAGTATCAACAGCCTTTGCACACCAACCAAGCACAGATCGATAGCGCTCGGATAATTCCGGTGGAATAACAAGGCCAATCGTCTGGTCAACCTTCTTTTGCTCATACTGTTTATAGCGCACCTTTACCCGCAGACTTTTAGCCGCTAATTTTCTTTTGAGAAATTCTACTCCGTATGCCATATGCAACCCCTTCATGTGTTTTTATGTACAGTGGACGGCGAAGATCGGCGCCTGCCTCGGTGGGGGTGGTACCCCCCTCATGTCCTCTAGTAATTTGAAGTTCAAACGCTTTTATATGTTGTCCAATTTCTGGACTGCGGGAGATTGCGATTTCCCACCACAACAACAGGCTGAATATTATCCTTATAAACCTTGTCAGACTTTTGTCGATTGCAGGACCAGTGCGCCAGCTGGAGGTTTTCCAGGGCTGAAGGATGACCGCCTTTCGCGATGGGAATAATGTGGTCTACGCATGGCGCCATGGGATCCCCGTAAGGCAAACTCATGTCAACAGGTTTGCCGCAGATCGCGCAAATGTTTTGTGTCGCTAATATGGTCTTCCGGTTTCGTTCATACGCGGCTCGATGTGAGCCAGTGTGATCTAACCTCGGGGCCTTATTCATAGTGAACACCTTCTTCGCAAATAAAAAAGCCGCCCATCTCTGAACGGCTTTTTTCAATTTAATTTCACATCACCAATGTATCACATCTCAAGGGGACATGGGGGGACATTTTTTAGTTGCTGGCGTCTTTCGGCTATAAGCTGCTCCATTTCCTCAAGATCTTCTTCCGTGGCCTTGTCTCGCAGAAAACGTCTGCAGGAGGTCCGGTCGATTAAGTACCTTGCACGCTCTTTGTTCTTTTCTCTCCAACGCCTGTCGGCCTCAGGATTGTAAACTGCTTTGCGCTTTTTACTTCCGTCCATGTTTGTGATTCTCCCAATAATTCAAGATTGAAAACCCAAGATTGATAATCATCAAAATTAAAATAATAACTTTCATATTGTCTTTTCTCCTTATATTTTGTAAAATCGGGGTAGGGAGTTCCCGCTCCCTACCCTGTACGACTTACTTGTCGTTTTTGTTGTGCTGATCAAGGTAGTTTAGCAGTCCGATAACTGTTTGGAGGACTACCAAGATCAGCATTATTATTTCTATCACTCTCAACACCCCCTTTCCTTTGATCTGTCTTTATAATATCATAGTGACGTTAATACGTCAACCCTTCTCACAATATTTTTTCAACTTTTTTCCGTAATTCTCTAAAGCCCCCCAACGGAACCTTTTTATTTGCTTATAGCTATAACCTTCGTCTGTCGCAATCTGCTTAAGGCTCTGACCATAAAGATAGTATGACCTCAGAATTCTGACCTCGACACCTTCTGTCCATGCGCTTATTTTATGTTCTAAATCAAGGCAAAGACTTTCGGCCTTAAACATCTTGTCCCAGAGTTCATGCTGCATATCAATGATCGTCAGGATGATATCTTCGCCAGTAGCGTCATCGTGCTGGATAAAGATCCTATTCGGGTTAAGCTCCTGCGTCGTGCTATTCGCGCGCGCCCGTAAGCGCTCGATTTTATCTCGATAATGGGCAATATTTTTTTGAGCCTCCCGGTATTGCCTGAGATCACTATCGGCATCAAAACGTAAATCTTGTCGTTCAGCGTCTGTCATTGCCCACTCCTCTATTCCACTTACCCATTTTTGATAAGTTATGAAACGCTTCTTCTGATGTACTTTCCCATTCAGATCTATGACCACAAGCAACACATGAAACTTGATACCGACCTGAATACTCTTTAACTTCTAAGACCCCTGGTGTTCCACAGACTGGACATGACCTGGTGCTTTCATCATCTAATTTGATGTATATGCCAGGTATTGTGTTCCACACTTTAGTCGCTTCAAGACGAACAATCTGCTGATCATCTTTCCAGAAACCAGTTTGGGTCATACAATCCAGAAGAAGCTTTTGCAAATTATCAATATCAGGTTTAGTTGGCTTAAATTCACCATCAAAATGTTTCCCTGTAATTGCTGAATAGCACCATATCACCTGAAGTGACACAGATCCTTTCAATGGTTTTTGGGGTGCATATTTTGCTAAATGACTAAGCAACAATGCTCTAACTTTTTTTGCTTGAGCAGATTCATAAATGATGGCCTTTTTGTTTTTCACTGTTAATTTTTTAGCCTGAAAAGTCGTCGTTGGTGTTTTCATGGCCATAAAAAATTCGATCTTCATTTTCTACTTACATTCCCTGTTGGCGCTCGTCATTGGATGGGCGTTTCCTGAAGCGCGCGGCGGTAGCTTACGCCGCGCTTTAGGTGACCACCCAATGACATGATGGGACAGACAAACATCTATCTTTAGATAGTGTTTTTGTCCCACCTCTGTGAGATACGTCAAAAACAAGTTTTTGTCTTTCGTCCTATCTGTCATTGCAAGATAGGACAAGAATAGAAATTGCTGTTTTTGTCCTACCTGATTGCTTATAGATGGGACAAGACAAAAACTAGTTCTTGTCCGTGCTGTCCTTCTTTCTTTTAATAACCGAAGCAGATCCATCGCCTGGTTTTTCGGTAGCAAAACCACCATGTTCTTTTAGGCGCCGATAAACTGTTTTTACCGAAATCCCAAGCTCATCAGCCAACTGTGTTGTCGTAATTGGTTTATCTTTTGCGTCCATCTCCAGAGCAGCAAAGGCAATTTCAAGAGCGTTAATACGTTCTTCCTTTTTAACTTCAGGAGATTTTCTGCTTTCCAGTCCTCGTTGATAAAACGGCTTTTCTTCTTCTGGACAGGCATCCTTTAAGACACCTGAATCGTCAAGGTGATGAACAGGATAGTCAAACCAAACGTTGACAGGATCAAACGCAGCGAACTCCCGTAAGGTTCCTTCTATTCGCCATGCTGTACGGTGTTCTGCGGTACATACAGCAGCATCTAAATCACTTTGGATAGCTTTTAGTTGTTCAGAATTTAAGGCCTGTTTGAGATGGTTTTGCATCTGAAAGCGGCTTAACACTTCATCTTGACCGACAACATCATTAAGGTAATTCGGTGTATATTTTTTAAGCGCTTCGCAGGCTGCGTGACAATATGCTTTGTCCGTTTGAAGTTTGATCGCATCTTTGCTTAAGTCAAGCTGCGTGAGGTCCAGCAGTGCATCTGGATCCCTAGCGAATACTCCGGAACCAGAAGCCCTGTCCATTGACTTTTTACCCCCCTGATAGCCTTTACTGTGGTGGTGGCAATAAATCACTGCAGCACCAAGATCCGTACAAACCTTGTCGAATTGGTTGCAAAAATGTGCCATCTGATCAGCGCTATTTTCGTCACCTGTTATGACTTTGTAAATTGGGTCAATCACAACAGCGATATAATCTTTTTTCTGAGCTCGACGAATGAGCTTTGGAGCAAGTTTATCCATAGGTATAGATTTACCGCGAAGATTCCATATGTCGATATTGCTTATGTGATCTGGATTCCAATTAAGAGCCCTGTAAACATCTTTAAATCGGTGCAGACAGCTCGCCCGGTCAAGTTCAAGATTTACATATAGAACTCTACCTTGGGCACATTTCCAACAAAGCCATTCTTTTCCTTCTGCGATACCTACGATAAGTTCCATGAGCAGGTAAGATTTTCCTGCTTTCGAAGGGCCCGCAAGAAGTAATTTATGTCCTTGACGAAGTATTCCATTAATTAAAGGATTTGATAACGGAGGAAGTTTGTTCCAGAAATCTGAAAGTGTTTCAGGATCCGGAAGATCATCGTTAATTCCTTCAATCCATTCATACCATTCGCTCCAACTCTTCTTTCCAATATTGGTATCAACAAGATATTGTTTTTGACCGTTTCTCGTCACCCCAGGCATTCTGCTAAGACGCGACGGGTTCTTATTTTGCGTATCAATTGAAAGGCCGTTTTTCTGGCAAACATCATAGAGGTAGTCAACACGTTTTTGGTATTCCTGATAATTAGTGGCTTCAATTCTAACGATTGCATGCAGACTTTTCTTGCCACTAAAAACTAGTGCAACGATTGGCAGTTCAAGTTCTCTGTAAATGGCATTTTGCTTTTCAACATTAACATCGTCAGATTCTACTAATGCATATCGAAAATCAGTAACATTTAAATTTTTGACGTCTTGTCCATCAAGAGGATTGAATCTTATCCAGGCACCCGCTTCTTCGTTGATGGTCCCAAAAACATTACTGATATCACCTTCACAGTTATTAAGAAGCTCGATTAGTTCACCAGCAGTTCTGTCATAGCTACCTTTAGTAGGCAACCATCTATTACTTTTTGCATCTTTATATGACTTTGTAACGTATCCAACATTTTCAGAAGCTTCGAATAGTAAAGTAAGATATGTTGTAATCTCCCTTACAGGATCCCAAACGGTTGGCTCAGTAACTTCTTGCCCTTCTATCCAGCTAGGATTTACGAGAGTATAGTCTTTTGAAATGACATCATCCCAAGCAAGTTCATGCCCACTTTTTATTGGATTCCACCCAGCGTCTTTGGCCATCTGAACAATGGTTCCACCAGTAACAATAGTTGACGCTTCTTCATTAAATGAGCTCCATTTTATATAACATTCACCAGGTTTATATCTGGCGTCCGAGCTACTCCACTGGTCCCATATATTGGCTGTGTATCCCTCATGTTTGAGAGCCATTCCAACATTAACCCATTCCTGATAAGAAAGCTGGGAAGGATTGATATATTCCAGTAATGGAATTAAATTGATTTCAGTCTTGTTCATAGGGATCCAACCCTTCCTGTCCTAGTATTTTGATATCATCGTTTGCACCTATTTTCTTTTCAGAGATACTTAGAAAACCTGTATACATACTGTGGCGCAATTCTGAAACATATTTCCCGAGGAACTGATATGCAGATTCTTTTGTGGTATAGATTCGCAAAATATTTCGCGGATAAACTTCTTTTTCTGAGTTGCAAACGATATACAATGTTTTTCCGTCTGGAAGTATTTTTTCATAAGCGATCACCTTGGTAAATTGCTGGATTCACATCATGTGGTATTCTCCAACCATTTGCAGCAATTCGATCAATCAAGTTTCGTGCTGTTTCAAATTGCCACGTCCCCACATGTTGAAACCCCTTGTTTTCTAAAAAGCGTATTTGTTTGGGAGTAGTTAATCCCTCAGCTCTTCTTATGGATAAGCGGTCCAAGAGCTTTGAAGCTTTACCCGCGTTATCAATTTCATCTGGAAGAATGCCAAGTTTTTCTAATGATTGAATTTGTTTTTCGGAAGGTGGCGCCATCTCCCATGCGAAAGAAGGGACATATCCCGATAAATCTTCAGCTTGAATTGACATTTCAAATTGCAGAGGATCAACGAGCTTTCTTTTTCGTTTCCTCATTGTTTCAAGTTTCTCGGCTAAGGCTTCTTCTCGTTGCCGTACAATATCTGATTCAGCCTGTTTATCAGCCTCTATTAAATCTAATGGTCCGTCATAGTTTTCGATATTTTTAGTTATCTGCTGAGCAACTTCATCACGTTCCGCAATAAGACACGCGGGATGGCAAAGCTCGTGATTCTGTGTATGCCAAAGAAAATCTAAGAGTAGCAGATAATCTTTTCCAGGATAAATTCTGGTTCCTCGTCCAACCATTTGGGCGTAAAGGCTGCGTATCTGTGTCGGTCGCAAAACTACAATGCAATCAACGGAAGGACAATCCCAGCCTTCAGTCAAAAGCATGGAATTGCAAAGTACTTGATACCGTCCAGAAGCAAAGTCAGAAAGAATTTTTGTTCGGTTCTCACTATCACCATTTACTTCCGCTGCAGTTAAGCCTTTTGATTGAAGAATTCTTGTGAATTTTTGAGATGTCTTAATCAGAGGCAGAAATACAACTGTCTTTCTGTTTTGGCAGTGCTTTATCATTTCATCCGCAATAGATTCCAGATATGGATCCAAGGCTGTACAGATTTCAGAAGCTTTAAAATCTCCAGCCTGTTTAGATACCATGGAAATATCAAGCTTCAATGGCAAAGTGAGTGCTTTGATCGGGCAAAGATAGTTTTCTTTGATTGCTTGAGGTAATGAGTACTCATAAGCCAATGTCTCAAAATACGAGCCTAAATTATGCATATCACCACGATCAGGTGTAGCCGTTACTCCGAGTACCTTTGCATTATTGAAATGCTGTAAAACTCTCTGGTAGCTTTCAGAAATGCAGTGATGAGCTTCATCAACAACAATTGTTCCGAAATAATCTGGAGAAAACTGACTTAGCCTTCTTTCGCGCATCAGGGTTTGAACAGAACCTACCGTTACGCGATACCACGAATTAATACTGGTATCTTTAGCTTTCTCTACTGAGCACCTAAGTCCCGTTGATTTTTCAAGTTTATCAGCAGCTTGATCTAAAAGTTCTCCTCTGTGCGCTAAAACAAGGCAACGATCACCAGCGCGGACGCGGTCTTCAATTATTTTAGAAAAAACGATTGTCTTACCAGTTCCGGTGGGAAGGACAAGGAGAGTTTTATTAACTCCCCTTTCCCATTCATCGTTTACAGCGATTCTCGCTGCTTCTTGATATGGTCGAAGTTTCATAATTAGAAACTCCCAGCTTGCCAAGAAGTTCCAGATAAAGGCTGACTGTTGTTATAATCGTCCGGAAGCAAAAATGCCTTAATTCGATTTTGGAGATTACCATTATATTCTTCATTGATAACGCTGCATTTTCCTGTAGCTCCCATGACATTGTTCCAATTCATTCTTAGCGGTTCTCCCTTTTTCTTTTGGCCAATAGAAGAAAAGAACTGGGAAAGCTTCCATTCAAGAGAAGTATGTAAGACAAGGTTTTCGATAATGTTGGCAATGCCTTGAGGCGAATTGATTGAGCAAGTCACTTTAACCATGTTACAGGACGGCAATTTCCCTTCGCCTTTTGATCTGGTTTTTTCAATGTTTGTCACTCTGAATTGATATTCTCCGGGAACAAGAATGACAAATTCCTGAGAATCTTGTGTAATGGTTCCATCGTAGCTGAGTTCTTCACCTTGGACTTGATTTTGGTACATACAGAAATTCCTTCTTTCTTAAGATTTAAAGTGTAAATGGTAAGTCACGCTGACTTTTTATAATGCTGAAGACCTGATCCCAGGCTCCAATGAGTACTCCAGAAATAAAATCTTGAGGATAATCTTTAACGGGCATATCAGCAGGGAAATATCCTTTTAATGCACAGGCCTTACGAATTTCTTCTTCTGAAACTTCTTGTCTGGTCATAAGATCTCCAAGTGCTTCAGGAATACCTTCAAGGTCGTCTTTTAGGCTGTTTGGAATTTGAGTTGCGGTCGTCTCTGAAATTTGGCCTTGAATTTCAGACGGATCAAATGATGAAGTAGCTGGGAATTCGATCTGTTTTTCATCGATGGCACCAATTGGAATAAAAATATTACGCAGGGGTTCAAAATCCATAGGAAGTTCTTCTGGAAGGCTTTCACGGTTTTTTGCATCCCAGGCAGGATGATGCGTGGTATAAATTACTCGACGTCCTCCAATGGCTTTTTTAGTTTTAGTTTCAGAAGTGATGACTTCTGTTTTATAATTACAAAACAGAACCATATCTGCCCATTCCTTAGTAATGGCTGCAGTTTTCTTTTCTAATTTCAATTCCCATCGATCATATGCCCCCATTTCATCTGGCTGTTCAAATTTTCGCATTTGTGCATGAGCGGTAAGAACAATATTTATTCCGATATTGACAATTTCCGTAAGTGAATCAAGAAAAAATTTGCCCCAATTTTCTTCAAGTTCTGTATAGCCTTTCCCATATCCTGGTGTTTCGATAGACTGCCATTGATTTTTACTGATTAGGTTTTCAATGAGTAATTTTTCGGCCCAATCCGCAGTATCGATAACTAACGTTTTACACACTGAGGGATTCGCTTTTACATCTGAAATTAGTGAAGTCATCATATTCCAGGATGTAGGTTTTGGAGTTCTTGCAACATCCATGCTAACCGTACTATCTTCCGTATCAATAAAAAGCGGATCAGGAAATTTGCTTGCAAGTGTAGATTTTCCAATTCCTTCCGGCCCGTATATTACGACCTTTTTTGCTTTTTTTAGTCGGCCTCTGATAATTTGCATGTTTAAAATTCACCCGCTTTCCATTTTGAAGTGTTATTTTGTTGAGGTTGTTTTATTGTGAGATTAGAAGAATATCCATCTTCGATAATAATTGAGCACTCATCACCAGTACTGACGCGTGTAGCAATAGCTTGCAAACCTTCGGAATCAAGCCACTGCCCAAATTCGTGAAGAGTATCCAGATCCATTTGTTCGAGTTTATCCAAAAGCACAAATCCGCATTGAGGCTTAAGTTTGCGTACAATAGCTGTTGCGACTTTGAGTTGGTCAGAACCACTCATGCAATCCCATTTTTTTCCAAGATAAATTAGTTCTCCATCTTCAACTGACAATCCTGGAAGAGGAAGATCAGCGTTTTTCAATAAATCGATCTTCTTTTGACGGACAGTATCAAGCTGGGAAGTTAAAGTGTCATACTGTTCCCTGTATTCTTTCGCATCATCTTCAGCTTTATCTTTATTAAGGTTGGCACGTACTTTGATGTTGATTTTTTCAATATCATTGATACTCTCTTCGATTTTCGCAGTTGATTCATCATGTAATTGCTGAGCGGTCTTCATCGCAATTTCTTCATCTTTTACCGTTCGGTTGTACAGATCAAATAAAGACTCCTTACGTTCTTGAAGCTGCTTAATCTGTTCATCCAAGCGAGAAAGTTCATCATGAATTCTGTGTTTATCTGTAGTGATCTGGTTTAATTGATTTCGTTTTCTTTGATTTTCACCATTTAACGCCAGAATAGACTGCTGTTGCTTGATCAATTCAGAAGCACTTACAAGCTCTTTCGGAGCATCGGGAAAGTAAGGCTGTTCATTGGCAAACTTTTGCTTTTGGTCAGCAATTTGACCTATGGCGTGTCGCTGGTTATAAATCTCTGTCTCCTGGCGTTCTAGTAAGGCAAGTTGATCACCAACGCCAATGATCTGCAGCAACGTTTGAGCTTTCTCCTTGCTGCTTTGCTGCATAAATTTTGGAAGATTTAATGCTAATTCCTCAACAAAACTGTCGAGCAGGTTCTGACCTGCTCTATTGCCTTCTGGATCGATAACCTTTAAATCACTATTTTTCCCTTTGCGCTCAACGACAAGACCATTTGACATGGTAATCGAGAGAGAAGGCGGAACTACAGAATCATCTCTTTGTGGATCTGTTGGGCGGAATCTGTTACCACCAAGGCCCCAGGCAATTGCATCCAAAACAGATGTTTTGCCCTGATTGTTTTTGCCGCCAATAATAGTCAGACCGTTCGCAGTCGGTTCAAGCTTAACTGCTTTTACTCGCTTGACATTTTCAATTTCTAGTTTATTTATTTTCATGCTCATGCTTTTTTCCTCTCATTCAGCTCCACAACATAAATCTGGTTGATGGTTAAATAAGGCACTCGATAACGTTCGAGTTTAGCTATGAGAGCCTTACCTGTAATCGTGGTATGATCGACCAAAAGCGTTTTGCCTTCACGTATTTCTTTTGCTATTTCTGCTCGACTGGAAAAATTTAATACCGAACAAAGATCAAGCATGCTATCATCTGTTAGTTTCATTTGTTCTCCTTTCTGTAAAGAAAACAGCTGCCAAGCGCCCAGCTGGTAAAGAATGAAAGAAGCCCAAGAAGTGGCGGGATATCTCCATCCACAATGCTGCAGGCGCATGCAGACCCGAAAAGAAAGAAGATCCAGAATAATGCGTCCCTGATGATTTGAAAAACGGCCGACATCTTCTTTTTTTGTGCTAAAATAGGCATGTGCTAAACACACTTTCTAGTCCGGCTCGCCGGACGCGGCCTGAGCGCTGGTATCGCTTGGGCTTTTCTTTTTTCTTTCAGCATTTGTCAGGGCTGTACTCGTCAGGTCCGTATGGAGCAGACAGGCACCCGTCAGGTCTACACCCGTCAGGTTGGCGTCGCTCAGGTCTGCATAGGCGAGGTTTGCCCTTGTCAAGTTGGCATTCATCAGATCCGCACCACTCAGGTTGGCATTCATCAGATCCGCACCACTCAGGTTGGCACCCATCAGGTTGGCATCGTGCAGGCAAGCATCCGTCAGGTCTGCATCCGTCAGGTCTGCGTCCGTCAGCTTGGCCCCTCTCAGGTAGGTTTTAATCAGGCTGGCACCGAGTAGGCTGGCATCCGGCAGGTCTGCACGTGTCAGCCGGGCAGCCGTCAGGTTGGCATGGGCGAGGTTGGCACCTGTCAGGTTGGCCCATCTCAAGTCAGCAATTGCTAGGTCAGCGCGTTTTCCGTCCGGTTCTCCTCTTAGCCACAGCTCATGTTTCTTCAAAATTTCATTTAGTTCTTCTTGTGTCATTGTTGTTTCTCCTTTTTTTCAAAGCTTGGCAGTTTTCCCTTAAATCCGTCAAAAGAAGGGGATCAACTAAAATTTTCAAGGTCAAGATTGCATCCCTCGTGTCTGTCCGCAGTCCTTCAATGGTGTATGATTGCACGGCTCTGATCTTGGCCCCATCCAGGTAAAAGGATCCGTCCGCTTTTAATTCCGCTATTGGAAGTTTTTTAGGATTATCCTCAGACCAGGCTATACCGATTAGCTCTCCATCCTTACCGATAATATATTCATCGGCCTTTTCCTTTTCTTCCATCCTCTTTCTCCTTTCATTCGCTCATTTTTCTGCACCAAATTCGCTGGGCGGGGGATTGTGCCACTTTATGCCGGCTATTGGTCGCTATGATCGCCCGGTTGGTGAGACCTCTCGCTTATCACTCAGATGGGCTGTTTTTGATTATTGCTATTTGCGTAATGAGAACCGTAAGTCAGCTTTTTCACGCAGACCTTGCGTCAAAAACAAAATCCTCATAGATGTCTTCCGGGAACAGGATCGGCAGATAGTCGTCCGGCAGATCTAAAAATCTCAGAATGGCGTACATGTCAGCGCGTTTCCATTCGAGCAGTCCGCACAGGCGCTTGCTTAAGGCGGATATGCTAAGTCCGGTCGGCTTCATCAGGTCTTGCAGTTCCTTGCTGCGTAAGCCTGTGTAGGCTCTCAAGGCTTTGTAAGCTTTAGGTTTGTTCTTCATGGTTGGGGCTCCTCTTTTTAGTTATTGAAAAGGATTAAGCCATTATCCAAATCAATGACTGTTTTGTGATCTTTCGATGTTAGGAATTTAGTTCCTTCAGAATTGCCGGCTTTTTTGAAGTCGGCTTTTCCTTTTTTCTCTTTCTTCATCGCACTCTCTCCTTACTTACTTCTGTGCTTTTACAATGCATTGCACTCTTCATTTCGTTGTTGGTTGCTTCCATGTTTTCATCCTTGAATTCATAATTTTCTATCTTTTATTGACTTAAAGTTAAGTTTTTAGGCAACAAAATACAATCTTTAGGCACATTGTAAATATCACAAATGAAAGCAAGATTAGCTTGATCGATATCTGTCCGTCCAAGTTCCCAGTTTACAATTGTTTGTTTGCTTTTTCTTAGCTTTCTAGCAATTTGTTCCTGCGTATATCCTGCATTTACTCTTGCTGCTTTAAGCGTTATCTGCATTGGATGGCCTCCCTTCTTGACTTTAAGTTAAGATTAGTTCGTTATTTTGATTTAGTCAAGTCCCAAAAGTTAACATTTTATCTTTTTGTATTGACTTTTAGTAAACGTGATTCTATTATTTCAATAAAATTGGAGCATGAAAATGACTGTTGATGCGTATAAAAAAGTTTTTGCAGAAAATTTAGCCTTTTACTTGGACAGAAACAATATGACCCAAGCTGAATTAGCGCGAAGGCTTAACGTCTCTGAGTCAACTATTACCTATTGGCTGCAAGGTAAAAAATCTCCACGAATGGGTAAAGTCGATCAAATATGTTCTATTTTTGGTATTTTGAGATCAGATTTAATGGATCGGAAAACTAATAACAGCGAATCATCAGAATACTACATAAATCCAGAAACAAGAAAAATTGCACAGGAAATATATCAAGACCCCGACTTGCATATGTTATTTGATGCTGCTCGAAACGCAAGCTCTGATGATTTGCGGGCAGTGCATATGATGTTAAAAGCGCTCAAGGCCAAGGAGAAGAACAGTGAAAACTGAGGGCGTAGATTATTTTATTTATTTGATTGATATGCCTGCTACAACGTGTGCGTGCAGCACAAAAAATGATGATGGGACGTACTCTTTATTTCTGAACAGCAGTTTACCTTTTGAAAAGCAAAAAGAAGCGGCAGAACATGAAGTCATTCATATAGAGTCAGGGCATCTCGATTTGCGCGATGAAAATGTTGATGGAATTGAATATTTAACACATTCCATTTAACAGATAAAAATTGGAGGTACCATTATGAACTTCTCTGAATCCTTACAGCTTTTGATCCAGCGAATTGAGGAGCTAAGCCCCAGCATTCAAACTGAAGAATCCACAAAAACATCTTTCGTCCTGCCTTTTTTCCAAATGCTTGGATATGATGTATTTGATCCGCGAGAATTTGTTCCAGAATTCACAGCTGATTACGGCATCAAAAAGGGTGAAAAAGTCGATTACGCCATAATAAAAGATGGATCACCGATAATACTTATTGAATGTAAGAGCTGCACAGATGATTTATCGACTCATACAGGGCAGCTTTTTCGCTACTTTGGTACCACTGAGGCAAAATTCGGAATACTGACTAATGGCATAATTTATAAATTTTACACAGATTTAGATCATCCAAACAAGCTGGATGAGAAACCTTTTTTACAAGTTAATCTCCTTGACCTAAAAAAAATACAAATTCCTGAGCTAATGAAGTTTACAAAAGACTCATTTAATGTTGAGCAAATCATGAGTACAGCTTCTGAGCTCAAGTATACTAATTTAATTCAAAATTATTTTGATTCGCTTATCACCAACCCATCGGAAGATTTTATCCGCTTGCTTATTGCGCCATGCTATGATGGCGTTAAAACACAGAATGTTATTGCGACATTTGAACCCATAGTAAGAAGATCAATAAATCAATATATAAACGATGCTATTAATGCACGTATTACCAGCGCGCTGCATGATGAAACTAAGGATGCAGCTGATAAAGATAATGCGGCAGGAAAAGATCCAGACGATAGCGACGCTGAAGATGATGACTCAAGAATTGAAACTACTCCAGAGGAAATGGAAGCCTATTACATCGTGCGTGCCATTCTCTGTGAAAAAGTTAGCCCTAGTAGGATAGGGTATAAGGATACTATCAGCTATTTTAATGTGTTGCTTGATAACAATATCAGGAAATGGCTTTGCAGGATAAAATTTACTAGATCTGGAATTCAAGTGCGTGTTAACACTCCTGATAAGCCGAAAATAAAATTAGATAGCCTTGTCAATTTTTATGATAATAAGGCGGTATTGTGGCAAGCCTTAGATGATGTATTAGCCGGAAAATCAATATCATAGTTCGGTGTGATATGAAAGTCGTCATCTACGCCCGCTACTCCTTCGATAACCAGCCCAAGAAACAAGCGGCAAGGATTAAAATTAGAGTATTCTGGAAATTTTCAAGGAATCAAAACACAGCGTCCTTAGTCTAGAAAACTGCGTTATTTTAGACCAACTAAACTCTTAGTCCAAGATTTTTACCATAATTAGATTAATAGAAACATATGTAAACAAATAGCCGTCCCCCACTCGGCAAAGTCCGGGAGACGGCCAAAGCACCAAAAGCCCGAAGGCTCATGCTTATTTAGATTATAACATGAGCCTCCACTAAGGAGGTTTTTTATTATGCCTAAAAAATCAATTGGAAACCCCGTATGGATCGAAAAGCGCAAACATTGGAGGATGTCGGCTCAGAAGAATGGCGTTCGCAGGGACTTTTACTCAGCTAATCCGAGCCGGAAGATGGGCCCTGCTGAGTGCCGCAAAAAGACTGATGCGTGGCTGCATCGCCTGGAAAATCCATCGGATATCTATTTTGAAGATGCCTGGAACGAGTACCTGGAGTACTACGAAGCAAAATATAAAATCACCTCACTATCGACACTCGAAAGCCGGGCCAAGGCTCATTTGCTGCCTGCATTAAAAAATCGAAAGCTGGTAGATATTCAAAAGACTGACTGGCAAAACATTATTTTCCGGGCTTTTGAGCATGAATCCAAGAGCAAGGCAACTCTCAAAGGGCTGGCCACAACAATCAGGACGTTTTGCAAATGGGCAAGCACGAAGGGCTACATGAGAGATACAGACGTGCCGATCTACTTTGCCTATCCGACGGAGAAATTATCTCGAGAAAAGAAAATCCTGCAGCCCGATGAGCTGGCAGCGCTCTTATCCCCTGAAGAAGATGAAAGTAATTGGTACATCAATGCTTTTCGCTTTTTGGCCTTGACGGGGCTCAGGCGCGGTGAGCTTTGCGCGCTCCAGCTCAAACGGGATTATGATAAAGATAGCATCACGATAAGAGAATCCATCTCCCACGAAGGATACCTGACCGATGGTAAAACAAAAGACGCGCATCGAACCATTTACCTGGGGGATCTGGCAAAGGACATCATTCACAAACACGAAATGCAGCTCATGAAGATAGGTAAACGCAACAGGACGTACTTGTTTTGCAATGAATACGGCCAACGCATAAGCCCGCGAGTTTTAAGAAATAACTGGCAGGAGTGGCGGGAGGCCCATGGCATTGACATTACCCTGCACGAGCTCAGGCACACGTTTATTTCTTACTCCAGACTGAAAACCGGAATCTCCCTCGATGAGCTTAAACGGATTTATGGCCATTCCGCAGGAATGAATACCGATAAAGTTTATGTCCACAGCATTGATGAGAGCCCTGAGGAAAGACGAAAGAAGTTAGAGGCAGACATGAGTAACGCCCGAAAAATTGATCAAACCATCGAAAAGCTGATAGAAAGCATATAG